GGTGGACCAATAAATCTTTGTGTAAACAAAGCAGTGTCAGTCCAAACGTAAATTGCATCTCTACCTCTAACAGCTCCTATAATTCTAGACCCATCCGCAAGTCTTTGTGTGCCTGCTGTGTTAACAGCTGTAGGTGTGTAAGTATTAATATCTTCTTGATTAGAAAATCTAATAAACATATCGTCTTGTGTTGTTGGATCACCAATTGTTGTTTCAGTTCCAAAGAATACTAAGTGTCTATCAGGTGTTGATACTAACATATCTCTTGATGCAGTTGGTGCACCAGATATTATTGTAGCTCTTACTGCTGTTGCATTTGATGGGTTTGAGTCCCATTCAAAAACTTGTGCATTATGTATAAGTGCAATAACTTTATCTCCAAAGTTATCAATAGACCACATACCAGGATCAATTACTAAATCTCCCGATGCTGCTTCACCCCAAGCCACATAATCAGAAACATTTGTTACAGTTGCTAGGTTTGCATGAGAAGCTGCAGTTGTGCCTCTCGTTCCTCGCGTCACGCCTGTTAGTGTATTGCCTGAGATTCCAGTGTAAGAAATATCTTCACTTCCTATTCTAATAAAGCTTGTACCTGTTGATGGAAAATTAACAACACTTGTTAAAACAATTGTTGTCGTTGTGTCATTGATTGCGCCGTTAAGAGTAGTTGTAAGTGCGTTTGCTACTTCACCTCCCCAAGATGCTAGACCATAACCAAATCCAGGTAACTGTTCTGCGGGTCCAACTGAATAGTAAGATTGAACTCTAATGCCTCCGGATGTTGTAGCACCCGACCCTGTTTCTGCTGAAGGCATAGTGATTGTTATTGTTAAGTTTGTTGGTGCAGATGTCACCATAAATTTTTTATCATCAAAATCTGAAGCTGTAAAATTAGAGTTTGTAATTGTAGTAAAATTATCTAATAAAACTATATCTCCTGGTGCTAAACCATGACCAGAAGAAAATGTTATAGTTACGATTGTGCTACCATTTGTTGTAGAAAACGCGTTTGTAAGAGTATTAGTTTCTCTGATTGGATGAATATCATAAAATATACCACCTGAATAAGCATATAAAATTCTGTTAGTTCCTATAATTGAAAACTTTTGACCGCTTCTATTTACTATGTGGTGCATTTCTCTGGCTGCACCTGTAATTTTATTATTACCAAGCTGTTGCCAACCACCTATTTTTTCAGGTGTACCATATCTAAATCTAACATTATCACCATCAACCCATTGACCTTCAGCTTGTGTGGGTGTTAATTGTTTATTGAACCCAGGTAAAAAGTTTAGTTTTTGTAATGCCATAGCCCTCAATATACAATTTTTAGTAAGCCCACGCAACAAAGGAATATCTAGTTCCTTCGGTAACCTCTTTAACTACGTGAGGATATAAGAATGTAGAAGGGAATATCAGAATATCACCGGTTTTAAAAGGTATTTTTTTACCTCTCATTAGAAAGTCACCTCCTTTGTACTTGTCATTTAAAACACCAACTATTGAAAGAATGGGTATGCCTTTTTCTTGTCCGTCAAAAATACTATGTATAAAATCGGTATGCTCTCTCATGGTTAGACCTTTGTGATAAAAATTAAATCTAATCGCTGATATACGACTAATCATTTTAATATGTTCTTTTTCATATTTACCTATAGCTTTCTTTACGTATCTAATTAAATTAGTTTGTGTCGTTTCATCCGCGTACATAATCTGAGGTTCTTTACTTTTGTAAGTGTCAAATTTATCTCTGTCGTAATAATACCATTGATGTTGAGTAGTCTTTGCATTTTTAATCTTATCAACAGTGCTTTTACATACGACTTGTGGCACGTAATTATTAATGTGTATAAAATCTTCTAAACTTGTTTTAGCCATGTCACCCAGTTATTACCTCCAAAAAAATTATATTGATTGTTTGAATAATTTAAAGGTTCTTTTAATTTATTATTGTAGTAATCCATTTGAACTGGTTTTTTCAATCTTCTAGCTTCTTGCCAAAATTTTTCTTTTCTATTATTTATTAGATAATGCATTGCAACAAAGTCTATAGACTCCTCAAAGAAAGAGGTCATTATTGAATTATATAAAAGTCTAGTTGATTGTTTTATGTATACTGACTCTGTTAACTTAACAAACTGATAAGCACCCTCCATAGCTAATGCTAAACCTGTGCTTTCTAATGGTTCTATAAAACCAGCAGACAAACCTAAAGCTATAACATTATTTTTCCAGGGTTTTAATTTGTAGTATGGAGTCCAATCAATTAATTTTCTTACTTTAACTCTACCATCCCAATGATCTGTAAATATTTTTGCAGCTTCTTCGGCTGATGTTATTCTTTTGTTAAATACTATACCTGTTCCTATTCTATGTCTTACAGGTATCTTCCATATCCAACCACAAGATACAGCTTCACATATTACATATTTTCTTTTTTCTTCTTCATTTTTATACTCAACATGTCCAGCAATCGCTGTATCACAAATTAATCTTTTAGAAAGATCTGCATTATCTGAACAATGGAGTAAAGATTTAAATCCTGTACAGTCGATAAATACATCAGCATAAATTTTATTATTTTTACACTGAATATAATTTCCTGACTGACATTTAACAGTATCTTCTATAAAAGTTACTTTATGTTTAATCTTTTCTTTTATAAATTTTGCTAGCTTCAAACAGTCCACATGAAAGCCATTTTTATCTTCTTTATTAAAATCAGTTAGTTTACTCATAGGATTCATTTTAAAAGGATGCCATACTTTTTTCTTTGTCCAACCAGGAAACAAAATGCCCGTCTTGTATGTTGCATCACAGTATTTAAACCACTCGTTAAAATCAAAACCACACGCATCCATAAAAGGTTTAAAATTTATTAATGTAGCTTCACCTACACCGATAGGAGATCCACCAGGTTTATCAACTACTGTTATTTTATAATTAGTATTATTAGAAATGAATGCAGCAGCTAACATAGCAGATGATCCACCACCAACTATAACTACTTTCTTTATTGATTTATCACCCATTTAATCTAGGTAAATAGTTTAAATTTAATACGTATCTAAATGTTGTGTCTGTATGTTGTATGCTTCTATGTTTTTTATTACTAGGAAATTGTAATATGGAATTAGCAACTGATTTAACAGGTGTCTGCCCTTGTAATTCTGTAGCTCCATTGTTCGTATTAAAATAATAAACAGCAGTAACACAGTCACCTGTTACAAGCTCATCTGAAGTAAAATCTGTATGCCAACCAGATTTGTAAGGTTTACCTTGATTAACTTCTAAGTTCATTCTAGCAAACAACATTCTTTCAATAGGTAAACGAAGTGCAAAAGGAATTATAACTTTATCAAACCAATCACTACATATTTTTTCATTATCCATAAATATATGAGTAAATAAATGTTCGTTTTTTATATTTGTTTTTATTTTTTCATTTAATTTATATCCTTTATGAAAATATGGAAAATAAGTTCCTGATATTAATTTAAATATATTATTATAATCTTTTTTTGATAAGAAGTTCTTTTTTATTTTAATCATGTATTTTCTTTATTAATTTCTTGTGATTCTTTTTACACTATTCATAAAATGTTGTCAATTGCCATCTAATTTTTTTATCTACTTTTGAAACTCCATGCTGATAGTAATTACCATCAAAAAATAAGGCTCTTCCTGTCTTTGGTCTTATAACACTATTATCTTCAAAATAAAAATGTCCTCCCTCGTAATCATCATTTAAAAATACAATAGAACTTAATAGTGTCGTATTTTTATCACAATCATAATGTAGATCTTTATATGCTCCAATAGGCCATTTAACAACTTCAATCCAGTCTATCTTAGATTTGTTGATAGCTTTAGATGTCTTATTTATTTTATTAATAAATTTTTTAGGTAATAATTTTTTTACTTTTAAAGGTATTACATTATAAAAAGGAACCGCAAGATATCTATACTTATCATATAAATCTATTAATTCTTTACATTCTTTTTCTGTAAAATAATTATCGTATATTCTTATTTGCATTATAAAACGTCTGAGTCTTTAAATTGTTTATATATTTCTGATGGTAAATAATCTTTTGGATCTATTTTTTCTTCTTCAATTTTATCTTTCTTAAGTGTGTGTCTATTTTGAAAAGGAAAATCGTTTAAAACAACATCACGATATTTTATACCTTTTATTTCATAATCATCTAAATTAGTTGTTCTTACACCTTTAAATTTTAAACCCATATATTTATAAATTCTTTCAACTGTTTCTTCTGGTTTATTCATGAAGTCTTTATAATGAATTATGATATGATCTTCTTTTAAAGCACCTTGTATAGATTTTATTCTATTATAAAAAATACCATTTGGCTGCATTAAAAAATTACAACGATGAAGAACAGGAACATCTAAATAAGGTAGTTCTGTTTTTATTAAAGCAGCTAAAGATTCAACGATAGGTCTATACATAATTATAAATTTAGGTTTCTCTTCAAAAGAGGCAAGTATTTCTCTACTAACTTGCGTTCCCCAATACCCTCTTTCTAATATGTAATTAGCATCTGTAAATGTATCATAGAACTTATCTCTAAAAGCATGAATTGCTGAATCAAGTGCAAACTCATTTCTAAAATTACCATAAGTAAAATTGTACGTTTTAAAGTGTAGGAATCCATACATACATTCTAATACTTGTGACTGAGGTGTAAAACAAATGTCTTTGTTTTGATGTAGTAAAGATCCTAATACAGTTTGTCCTGTCCTTGGTAATGATGTTACGTAAAAAAATTTTTTCATTGTATTTCTATATTTCCTGATAAGATTAATCTTTTATCATCGTTGTTTGGTAATACTTCATGAGGCAAATATGATGGAAATAAAATTAATAAACCTGGTTCTGGTTTTACTTGTATTGGATCTGAATAAATCAAAGGATGTCCAGGGCCAAAGAAATTTACGGGCGAAGAGTCTTTTGTGCAATTAATATATAAAATAAAAGATCTTCTAAATGGATCTGCTCCATGTGTATGTAGCTCATGATAATTACCTTTTTTATATTTTTGTAACCACCATTCTGTTAACAAAAATGAATGACCCTTAAGTATTTCTTCTATAGGTTCTTGTATAATATTATACATATCAGACTTTTTATCTTTATCAGCGTTGTCAAAAAAATTATTTGCATTCTTTTCATACTCTATTAAATCTATATCTTTAAATAGCTTAATGTCTTTTTTAGATAATTTTATATTCGTTAAATATATTTTTTGTTCAAAACTTAAAGTCTTAATTCCCATAAACCTATTTCATCTCCTATCTTTCCTTTTACAAAAACATTAAATGCTAAACTTATTCTTTCTCCTGAACCTTCTTTTGCTTTTACTTGATGATTTAAATAAGAAGGAAACATCACAAAATCTCCTGTTTTAACTTTGTGCGGATACCTTGCTCCAGTAAACTCATTTACGTTTTTTGCTGGTAATTTTATTCTAGTAACTTTATGTGTATTTAAAACAATACTATCAAGATCCTCAAACGCGTTTACATAATAAACTCCTGATATAAAACTATTAGGGTGTTCGTGTGCGTGATGTTTTTCACCAGGTTGAGTAAAATTAAACCAAGATTGAGTTATAAAAAACTTTGTTCTATCTTCAGCAGCTAAAACTTTCTTAACATAGTTAGCTAATTCTTTCTCCAAATGTTTCTTAAAATTTTTAAATAAAGGTAAATTTAAGACATAGGTATTTAATGTAGATTTATTATAAGAATTGTTTTTTCTTTTAGCTTTTTTAATAAAGTCTTTTTGTTTTTTATTAAACTTAAAAGGTACATAATTAGTGTAGAAAGGAATGGGGAGAATAGATTCTATCTTATACATACTGTAACCCAGGTGTTTTTTTTTGTAAAAAATTATCTACAAAGACATTAAAGTGTATACTAATTTTATCAGCAGCAGGAGTTTTTCTTTCTGATTGTGTATGAATTACATTAGATGGAAAAAGATAGAGCTCTCCTTGTTTATTATTTAAATAATAAGAAGCACAATTAAATGAATTTGTAGCTTTGTTTCTTACTCTAAGTTGTTCATAACCATACTTCATGAAAAAAGTTTGATCAGTCGAATCACATTGATATAAATAAATACCTGTTAAATAACTATTACAATGATCCTTTGCATCAAAACACGCTTGTGTCATGCCTATTCTTTCTATCCAAGATTCTGTGATAAAAGGTTTTACTTGTTTATCAATAAGTAAACCTTTTGTTAAAAAAATATTAATATGTTTTTCAAACATATTTTTAATATCTTTAAACATTCTATTATCTAATAAATTAAATTGATACGTATCTTCAATAATTTTTTTCTGTTTATTATTAAATTTTAAATTAATATTTGATCTATAAACAGGCGTAGGAAATAAACTGTATATATTTTCTTTCATAGATAGTGTTATACACTATCTTATTCTGTAGGCAATACCCAACTTAATGAAGCCTCATCCCAATAATACTTTGAATTCTCTTCTATTGCTGCATTTTGTTCTGGTGTATTATCAGCAACTGTTGAACCTTCTGGTACAGTAAAATCTAATTGTGGTCTAGGTGTAGGGGGTTCCCATTGACCGTTAGATGTATTTAAAGTGTAAGATGGAAATGGTTGTGGACCTGCAAAAAAATTATTATCTGCATGCCAAATAAAACCAATTCCTGGATAATTTTTCTTAGGATTATCAACTTTTGTTTTAAAAGCTTCTTCCCAAGTTGAGTGTTTAAATAACGCGTTTAAAAAATCGTTACACTCTGATTCTGTTTTATCATCAAAACCATTTAAGACTTCAACAGACTCAACAACGTTTCCAATACCTATTTTTGCAAAATATCTACTCATTATCCTCTGTACGTCCCACTACTTGTATATTGTAAAATTGTATTACCACCGCTTGTAGAAACGGATGGTGATCCTGTAGTTACACCTGAATAATTTCCTGTAGGTATTGACAAGATTGCGATTCCATTTCCGCCGTCTCCACCAGAAACTACGCTTGAACCAAAAGGTTGCCCTCTTGCTCCGCCTCCGCCGCCTCCGAGACCATCTGTTCCATCACCGCCGTTATTATTTGCTCCTGACCCGCCGCCGCCTCCGCCGCCGCCGCCGTTTCCATGCCCTGGGTTAGCTCGGCCACCGCCTCCGCCACCTCCAGCGTATGTAATTGAAGATCCTGTAATTGAGTTTGAAGTTCCACCTCCGCCGCTTCCAGCAGCGTATTGTGGATTTCCAGAGCCAGTTCCTCCTGATGGGCCTCCGCCACCGCCTCCATGGCCGCCTGAGTGTGCACCCGGTCCACCACCATTAGCTCCTTGTGATGGTGATACAGATGGAGTGTTTCCAGTTCCTGCTCCGCCGTTATTCCAAGCTCCACCGCCTGCTCCTCCGTTACCGCCGGTTGAAGCTTGTGAACGAGGAGAAGCATCTCCACCATATCCGCCACCAGCAGATTCGTATGTAGTTACTTTTGGTCCTGCGATTGAAGATCCACCACCTTGTTGTGATGCACTAGAAGAACCTACCTCTGATGGTCCTCCTGTAGATCCTGCGCCTCCAGCGCCCGATGTGATTGTGTAAGTTCCGCCTTCATAAATTGTTACTGTAGAGGTACGAAGTCCGCCTCCACCTCCTCCGCCGTGGCCCGCGCCGCCGCCACCGCCTACCATTAAAACGGTAATATCATAAGGTGCTCCTAGTCCGCCTCGACCTCCAAAGCCTCCTCTTGATGCTGCTGCGAATGTTCCTAATAGTGGCATTCTCTTTCTCCTCCTGTGTTATTACGCGAACTGCGTTTGAGCTGCTAATGCTGTGAATGCAGCATCACCAGTTTTAAAAATAGTATACGTATATGCATCGATGGAGTTAGCATTTCCACCAGAAGGTGCTGTTCCACCTTGCCATTCTGGAGTAATACTTGATCCGTCGATTGTTACAGCGTTATTGTAGTAAGCTGATCCTGTGCATGTTACTAAGAAAGCAACAGTGATCGACTCACCTGTATCCATGATAGAGTTTAATGTGTTTGATCCATCTCCTCTAAGGTTAACAGTAAAGTTACCAGTTGCTGCGGATGTGTAATATAAAACTGCTTGAGTAATTACATCGTAGTTAATTGTGCCTGTAGCTGCTGTAGCAGAAATTGTAGCTTTTTCAGCTAGCTGTTCAATCTTACCAGCACCTAATGTAACTCTACCTATTCCTTTTGGAGCGATGCTAAGATCAACATTTGTTTCTCCGCTTGCTCCAATAATTGGTGCATTACCTGTTGCTGCGTTTGTAATTTCTACTTCGTTTACTGCTGAAGCTGTTGTTTGAAATATTATTTGTTCTGCTCCATTTGCATCTGCAATAAAACCTGCATCTACAATTTTTGGAGCTGTTAAAGTTTTGTTGGATAACGTTTGTGTTCCAGTTGTTGTAACATCTCCGTCACCAGAACCAAAAGCTAAAGTAATAATATTTGGATTAGTTCCGTCACTAGCTGATGCAAATATTAATTGATCACTTTTGTCTGTTGCGGAAAATGTAAACGAATCACCTGATCCAGTTACATATTTAAATTGTACTGTGTATGCACCTGATGTTGAATTTCTTAAAAAGTAAAAGTTTTGAACATCTAAAGGTATAGTTACAACTTGGTTTCCTGTAATTGTACCTGTGAACTCAATCATTCTGTGTGCAAGTTCTGCACCAGTTGATCCATCAGAAACAGATAAAGTTGTAGTCTGTGCACCACCAGCTATTGATTTTTGTATAAATCCACCAGAAATTTGTTCAAAAATTTGTAAGTTTGTATTTGTTTTTGTTCCCCACGTTCCCGCGTTTTCGCCGGTTGCTTGGAGTTCTACTCCTAAAGGTGTATATGTTGAAGCCATAATTTATCTCCTAATAATTTGCTTACGCAACATCTGTATAGCTAGTATTTGAACCTGTGTCAACACTTTGATATGCCTGAATTCCAAAGCCATCAGAGGTTCCAAAAGCAGCTACATTTGACGTTGCTGATTGTCCAGTTAAAGTTAAATCTAGACTTGTATCAATTGATACTGAGCCTATATTAAACGTTGCGGACAGTCCAGTCAAGCCCATAACGTCAGCAGGAGCTAAATTTCCTACGCTAGATGTTATGCCAAATCCATCTGGTATAACTATAGGATTTGAAGTTTCGTCTGTATTGCCTAGTGAAACAGTCGCAGAAAGACCAGTTATATCATAAGCCGTTTCTATTACTACTGATCCTACAGAAGACGTTGCAGATTGACCTGTTAGTTTTACTACGTCTGCTGGTTCTACCTCTCCCACTGAAGACGTCGCTGACTGACCAGTTAAAGTTAAAGAAACATTACCAATTATTGTAGGTGAGCCAACACTTGATGTTCCAGAAACCCCTGTTAATCCCATTACGTCTGCCGGAGATAATGAGCCAACAGAAGTTGTAGCTGATTGTCCTGTTAGTAATACATCACCTTGTATACCCCAAGCATCATCACTCCAACCAGCTCTACCCCAACCAGTGTTAATTTCTGCTGTTATTGAAACTGTTCCAATGCTTGTTGTTAGACCTATACCTGTAAGTTCAGCTGTGTTGTCTGATAACTCTCCCCATTCGTTTACACCCCATTGTTTTCCACCCCAACCTTGTTCAGGAAAAGCAATGTTAGTTCCATCACCAACAGAAGAAGTTAAACCAGAACCTGTTAAAGTTACAACTGGGTTATCACTTTCACCCCAAGATTCTGAGCTCCAAGTATTTCTTCCCCAACCATTTAATGAATAAGATAAAACACCTTCAGCATTTAAACTTGTTGTTAATCCAAAACCAGTTAATTCAACGCCATTATCATTGACTTGGCCCCATTCACCATTACTCCAATTAGTTCCACCCCATCCTGTTTGAGGCACACCCATATTCTCACCATCACCAACAGATGAAGTTAAACCAAAACCTGTTAAAGAAATTTCATTATTGTTTTGTTCGTTCCAAAAACCATTACTCCAATCTAACGCACCAAAAGTATTATTAGATAAAAAGAAAGATCCTCCCATTCCAATGCCGTGAACATAACAATAAATGTAAGGAGCGTTTTCAGTGATACCTAAAGACTGAGCTGGTGTAAATTCTATGTAACGTGTTGTTGCAGCATTAAAAGTTGAAATATTTATCCAATCAGAATAACTTACAGATCCATCTAAATAATAAGTTACACCTGTTGTAATTCTACCACCAGGAACATCATCTAAACTATTTGTAAATAATAAAGGATGGTTATCATTAGATGAGTCAGATTGTTCAAATCGGGCAGTTCCTCCTCTTACCCAAGTTACTAGAGGATCATTTCTAGTACTATCTATATAATAAACATTGCCTGTGGCTCCGCCACCAAGATATAGCTGACCTGTGGCTACTGTTACCGTGAAAGTTTTTTGAGCCGACATAAGAGGCTAACCTCCTATGCTATTCTGATGATCGCGTTACTTGCGTCTGCTGTTGGAAACTGAATTGTAAACGTTCCGCTTGTTACAGTTTTGTCAGAACCAAAATCGATTGCACAAACCGCTGGATCACCACTTGCTGAATCATTAAAAATTAAACATCCTCTTGCTGTGAAAGAAGCAGATGTAAAACTTGTGTCAGCAAAGTCGCAAACAGCTGTTGATGAATCTAAAGTTGGAGTAACACTTGTAAGCGCATTTCCTTTTGCAGTGTAACCAGAACCAGAAACTTCGTTAGAAGTTGTGTACGCTGTCGTACCAGCTCCTAAAGATGCTGAAGATGTATACAATGCTAAGTTAAATGTGTTCCCACTTGATGCAGTGAAATTGTGAACGCCTGTTAAAATTTCAGTTTTGAAACTATTACATATTGCTGATGTTATTGCCATAATTTAACTCCTATTTATTAAGGTGACGTGGATGGTATTGTTATTCTAACAGTGCCGTCCGTATAATCGTCACGTTTACGTCTGCCAAGTTGTTCAATACCAAACTTGTCTAGTTCTTGTTTATACTTATTTTCGTATAGTGTCAACATATCTAAAGGGCCTTTTAAATATCCATATGCTTCACATAAACATGCATATAATAAACCATTTCCAAAGTATTGGCTTATGTAAGTCGTAGTATTTGAGCCTGATAAACCGTCTGGGATGGCCTGATAGTGTATTTTAAACGTGTATGTAGTGTCGGGTGCCGGGGCTACCATCAAACGGCCTGACGTCGTATCTGTGACGCCTGTAGCACCACCAAACATAGCGTAGTATTTTGGCTTACCTTTTGATGTTTCAGCAGGTATATATTCTTGTAGATAAGTCTCGTCTTTTTTCTCTAACCATTCATTTGCTCCTGTAGCAGCAGATGTAGAATCATATACTTGAACACCTTTGACAAATATGGTTTTAGCAGGAACGTTGATAGTAGTTTGTCCTGTAACTAAATTACCAATAGATTGTTTTTTGTATGCATCAATAGGCACATCTCTAAATATTCTAAGTTCAGCATTTTCAATAAACTGATCTGTAATTGTAGAAGTTAAAACATTACTATCTACTTCAGTATAGTTTTGAATTGCTGTTGTTAATGTTGCGTATGTAAATCCTGCCATTATGGTGTCAATGTTACCGGCCCTGCCGTTACAAACATTCCTCCTGCTCTTTCAGTCACAGTAGGAGTTGATCCTAATGTGAAAGTATAATTATCTGTTCCTGTTACTGTTATACTAAATCCTGACGAATTTTCAAATACAGTAAAAGCTAAACCTCCTGGAGAGCCATCAACGTTTCTAAAAACCACTGTGTCTGAAGTAGATCTTCCATGATTAGGTTCTGTTACTGTAATTGTTGTGCTTCCAGATGTAAGGTTAAAAGGATTTCCTGGTAACATATTTGACGTCGCTGGTTCTGTTCTATCAGGTTTTGCATTCTGTAAACCTTCAGGATCAGCACCGTGTGCTCTTGGTTCTAATTGTGGCTGTTTAGGCTCAAACTCTGATATGTGAACTCTAGAGCCATTCCATTCTCTAACCATTTCTTTATATGGAAAAGCCATA